TGGGAGAAACGAGCGACTGCGTGGTTAATGTGTCTGGTAAGCACGGCGTCCGTCCAGCGATAGGCGGCGGCGTCCTCGTCGTGAAGGTCTTGGCGCACGGCTGCAATCATGGCTGTTAGAATCATATCTTCCTCCTGTCTTGGGGGCTTGGGGGGGGGGAGTGGTAAAGGAGTGAAAGTTCTCCCCCCCTTCTGCCTCCCTTTCTTTTATCCTTCACCCTCGGATGGCAGGTACGAGGGTGGGGACTTCTAGGCTCGGGAGCCGGTGAGCAGGGCAAGGCTCAGGGTACAGAACGAGGCCAGTGAGCAATACCACTTAATCCTCGTGCGGGTGGCATCCTTAAGCTCAAGGGTGCCGACCTTCTCGATTTCCATGAGCCCCGGTGCCGACAGGCCGCAGACTGCGCCTTCTCCGAGCTTCATGGCATAGATGTTGGAGCAGTCAGTACTCGTGCCTTGGGTTGTGGTAATGGAAATCCAGTCGTTGACGTAGATGGGGACATCGCCGTAGAACTCGACCTCCTCTCCGAGTTTGCCTTTGCCGATGGTCAGGTTGGTACCTGCGGCACGCGCAAGTGCCTTTATCTGGCGCCTCGACCGCCTGCTCATCAGAAGCAGGTCGGGTTTCCCCGGTCGGATGAGGTCGACCATCTCGTCGAGTTTGGCTAGGGTAAGCGCTCCGCCGTCTGCGCCTAACGAGGCTTTCTGGCCGGATGCGCACAGGTAGTCAATTCCGTTGAAGGAATTGGCGTCGCCCGATACGAGGCCGTTAATAAACGTGTCCTCAAACTTGTTGGCCAGAGCCTGCGCTTTGAGGGTTATCACGGCGGCCTCTACGTCCTGGATGTTGCTGCGGGTCTTCTTGATGTAATTGCTCACATCAGCATCCCCGCCTAGGATGGCAAGGGTAGCGGTTAACTGGGTGAAGGTGGGGTCGGTGGCTGCCCAGTCGTCGCCCACGGCGTAAAAGGCGACGGTGGGGTAAGCGTTCACCCTGTTATAGGTGAGTGCGTTGCCGTTAATCTCGGCGAACGGGAGTAGCCTCAAGATGGGGCTCTCCTTGAGTACGGTATCGATAACACCTTTCAACAGGATGTCATTCGACAACTTGGCTGCTTCGGCTATTAGTAAAGCCATGTGGTTTTCCTTCCTTTCAGATTTTACTCGGGTCTATCTTCGGTCTCGCTGTCTTAAGCCCTCCATGATTTTCTCCTGAGGGCTTAGGCTGGATAGGTCGATGCCTTGGCGTGGGGGGGCGCCTGCGGGGATGGGGCTGGCCGACTCAGCGGCCAGCGCCTGCGCCTCGAGGGATTCCTTGACCTTCTGGACAATGGCCTTGCCGATGGTCAACGATGCCTCAAGCTCGGCGATGGTATTTCCGACGATAAGCTGCGCTGGTATCTCGGGGTTGGTCAGCACGATGAGCGCCTGATACCTGGCTGCTGCGTCTATCAATGCGGCGGTCAGCGGCGCGGCTGCGTCGGTTGCAGCCTTGGCGCTGGAAGCCGCTGCGTCGGTCTTCGCCTGCTCAAGTTCGGCCTTCAACGCTCCGAAAGCGTGGTCTCTCTCTCCCAGTTGCCGGGTAAGGGCTGCAATCGTTGCAGCTTCGACCTCGGACTCGGCGGGGGCGCCCATGGGCGCGGCCGCGGGTGGGGCGGCGGGGGGAGGGGTTTGTTTCTGTTCGTCAACTAATTCCATGATGTCGTCTCCTCTGTTTATTACTAAGCGCTCGGGTTAGTGGCAGCACTCTCACTGGCGCCCTTGACCTTGACGCTATAGTTCTGATTCTGCTTCAAGATTTGTTCTCGTTCGTCAAGCCAGATGTTCAACTCGGCCTCGGGGCTTTCGACTCCCAGCTCGTCCATGGCTCGGCGCCGTGAGTGGATGCCTGCCTGTACCATGGCGGTCTCATTGCCCACGATGCGGGCTCTGTCCTGGGGTAGGACTGTTCCCCACGACACCCGGGGCTCGACTTTGGTCAGGTCCGTACCGGTGAACAGCTTAAGCAGGCGAAGGATCATAAGACTGCGCCTGCGGTAGACGGTGGTTCGGATGAGGCGCTTGCGTCTGACCTTCTGCAAGAGGGGCTGTAGCTCGATTTCAAGGGCTATGCCTGATAGGTCTCGGTCTGTCCTGCCGTAGGCTGCCTTGGGGGACTCAGAGGTATCATGGAGGATTCTATACAGCAACTCGATATACTCGATGTGAAGTCTGACGCCTCCGCCCTGCAGGAGGTCTAGCAGATAGGCCTTGGCCTTCTCGGGGACTTCCCACACGGCCCCTGGCTGCACGGCGATATCCTCGGCGCTCTCGATGTTCTCAAGTACGGTGATGGGGTTGCCTGATAGCTCAAGGATGGTTGATACCTGCGTGAGCGCTCGGTTCAACTCTCGCTGCGTCTCGCTGATGTCGGGGATGTCTGACAAGCCCCAGAACTGCTTAGGCTGCCGCAGGTTGGGATAGATGATATAAGGAATGAATCCGTAGGGATTCTTCCTGGCCAGGGTGCGCAGCTCGTTGGTGTAAAGCTCGAACGTCTTATCAGTCCAGACCTCGGATATCCAGTTGTCGCCTGCCTTGTATCGGGATGCCACCTGGTAGACAACTGAAGGGTCGTCTGGTTGCCACCACGCATAGACGCCCTGGACATCCGGGGCGGTGATTCGCACTCGCTTCTGTAGGGTATCCCATGTCACCTTGTAGCATCCGTCGCCGAGGATCGCTGCGTCAGTCTCGGTCGCAAAGTCCAGCTCCTCGAGGTTGTTGTCGATGACAACCTGACCGATCGCTTTCTCGGCGGCTTCTGCGGCCTTGAAGTCGGCCTCGCTGTCGGTGAGAGGGTCAACGGCGAAGACGGAGTCGGACATAAGATACGAGGTTATCTTGTCGATGAAGACCTTGGCATAGTTGAAGGTGAGCTGCTTCTCCCTTCGGGTCTTCCGTGTCCACTGGATGCCGTTGTAGAAGTCCAGATAGTCTGAGTACCTTTTCTTCCTGTCGGCGTCTTTCTTAGCGAGTTCGGCTATCAATGACTCTTGCATGTTATACCCTCCCCTTTGCGGTTCTCGGCTTATAGTCCCGGACTGACTCGACGAGTAAGGCTAGGCTCATAAGGAAATCGTCGTGCCCCTCTGAGGGCTCGACGAAGAAGTTCATGGTCTGATTCGGCCTGAACTGGCTTCGGGCAAGCTCGACCTGGCGCCAGAACTCGGTGCACTCGTCGCTGTGGTCTCGGGCGTAGAGCTTCAGTCTGCCGCTGTTGATTGCTGCCAGCAACCCGAAGCCCAGTTGCGACTTGCTTTGCTGGGTAAACTTGAACGGGATCACTCGGCTGCCCAGCTCCTTAGTCAAGAAGGCGGCGATGGGCTCGCCGATGCCCGTAGCGTCCACGGCGACGGCCTGAACCTTCCAAACATTCCTAAGCAGATCGACGAGCTGCGGGTACAGCTCGGCGTGGGGGCGGCCTATCCAGGCGTAGTGCTCGAGAACGTGCAAGGTCGGCTCGGGTCCTGGCGAGACCTCGGCGATGGTGAGAATGGTCGAGTCTCGCCCTGGGGTGAGCATTTGCTTCATCGAGTCTTCCGATTGCTCTATCTGCCCAGCGAGGTCAAGACCTGCGGCGTACACCTTACCTGCCTCGGGGTGGGAGCAGCGGGCGTGCGTTCCTTGCAACTGCGCTAGGTGGGCAGGAGTGAACAGGCGGCCTCCCCCTCGGATGGGAACGAGACAATACTGCGTCAAGAACAGGGGATGGTCTGCTCCCAGCCTCGTTTGCTCGGCCTCAACGTAGGACTGATAGGCGGGGTTATACTTTGCGACCTCATGCCAGTCGAAGCGGAAGTGTCGCTGCAGGCCGTCTTTCTTCTCAAGCTCAAGGTTCGACTGCTTGACCTCCTCAAGTAGCGTTGAGTCATCCCATGTCGTGCCGTAGTGGACGGTAGTGACATTGGTCGTGGCGCCCATCGGCTTGAACTCTTTGGTGTACTTCTCCTTTGATACGTCCTGGGACTCGTCAACCTCAAGAAGAATGTGGGCCGTGTTGCCGACAACGCTGGCGCTCTCGTCTGCCGAGAGGAAAATAGCACAGGCGTTCAGTAGGTGAATCATGTAGCCCATGTCTGAGTGCCAGTACCCGGTGAAGCCCCAGTCGTCAAGCCGTTCCTTAAGTCGCTGCATAGAGATAATGGTCTGGGGCTTGAAGGTGGGGGAACACTTGACGATGTTCCCGCCGTTATTCATGTAAAGCGTCATGAGTAAGACCTCAAGCTGTGCGCTGAGTTCGTTCTTTCCGCCCTGGCGTGCTATCTCAACCGATAGGGTCAAGCCTCGGCGAAAGAGAACGCTCTCTAAGATTGCCCTGGCGACGGTGGCCTGATACGGTCTGAACTTAAACATGTGCTGGCAGCCACTCCTTTTTTTTGCGGGGCGCCCGGGATGGGGTTTGTTCCAGGAACTCGGTTTTCTGGTCCGTGCCTGGGTTTTTCGCACCAGGTGAGGCTTTTTTACGGACCGCCGATGGTTTTTGTTGCCGGAATTCCTTTTCTCTCTCTGCTGCAGCGTGATTGATTTTGTCGAAGAGGGTGGCCATGGTTCCATTTTCCCGCGGGAACTCGGTTATTTGCTCGGGGTAGATTGGCATGAGTGTGGCTCGCTTTCTGAGGAATGATAGAGCTCTGACGTGCTCCCAGGGGCGATTGTGAATCATGTAGACGGCCTCAAGCTGCCATATTCTGTGAGCGGGGATGAAGTAGTGGCAGAAGATAAGCTGGCCACCGGGCTTGAGTATGCGGATGATTTCCTGGAAGACCTGACGCCTGTTAGCGTAGTAGGTACCGTAGATCCGCTTGAACTTTTTGCTGTAGGGTGGGTCGAAGATCACGGTATCCGCGACCGCATCCTTGAAGGGTAGGGACTGAACATCGGCGCAGATATCGGCTGGCATTTTTTTGTCAACAGTAATGCCGAAATCCCATGTCCCCGAGCACAGGTGGATGATGGTGCCGGAGGCTGCGGACCTGATAAGGTCTCGCGTCTCCTGCATGAACGCTCCCATTAAGCGAGCTGTGGTTAGTTTTTTCATTAGAGCTTCTTGGCGATGGCTGCGATTCCGAGCGGCACGGCGACCTCCGTGAGTACGTTGCGGATGGCGTCCCTGATGCCCTTCCCCTGTCCTTTCTCTATGGCGTACCTTGTCCTGAGTAGGCGAGCGAGCGTACCTGATGCCTGCATGATAAGCTGCAGGTTCTCGGGTTCTTTCTCGATGAGCGCCTTAATCTTCACCCGGAGCAAAGCTATCTCGTCGTCGAGGCCGTTCACGCCCTCGGCGAGCTCGAGGTCCATCTTCTGTGCCTCGTCCAGTACGAGCGAATAGAAGCCGTGCTTACGAGCGTTCTGGTTGCCCTGTGGGGCTCCCCTTTTGCGGTGGGACATCGGGTTTCGCTCCGTTCTTTCTGCTTTGTAATACCTCGGCGGCTTTGAAGACTACAATATGGGCTGCGAGATTCCAGTCCTGCTTTTCAACGGCGAGCCGGAGTAGTTTCATGGTTTCGCCTCCTGCGTTGTTAGGGCTTCGTCGAGCGTCAGTTGCTTGGGTGGGGGGGAGCTGGGGATGGGGGCAATCATCTGGCCTTCCTTCTTCTGGATGCTCTTCCAGACGCAACCGGCGCCGTTGGCGCAGGGTAGCAGCTCGGGCGTCGGCGTGGCATCCTTCAGGCAGTAAAGCAGAACGGCGAAGCCGTCCGATGTCCACTTACTCGAACCGGCCAGCCGATGTCCTATTGCCTGAAAGCCGATGCACTGGTCAACTGGAAAACGGCGAATGTCCTGGATAACGATGCCAGTCGAGATAACCTTCATACCTGCACCTTCCTTACTTCATTCGATGGCTGAGATAGCCGCCCACCACGGCGGCGGGATGGTTCGGGCTCGGACGCTGACACGCTGGGGATGGGGTGGGTGGGGTGGTGGCCGTTCCCTGCGGGTCGAGGTCTGTAGAGTATGACAACCTCGCCAGTCATGTCCTTAGTCTCGCAGAGCGGCCCCGCAAGCGACGTGAGCTTGGCGAGATACTTCGCTGAGGTCGTGGGGTTACAACCTACCATCTCGGCACCTGCGTTGATGGCTTCCTTCTTGGTGATAAACTCGGACTCGTCGATGAACTTAAGAAGCCACGAGCGGTAGTCAACCTCAAATAGGAAGTTGGCCTGCATCTCTGCGCTGCCTTCGTGGTAGGGGATGGCCTGCTTTAGAACTCTTGTTCGGGGGTTCTCTCTCTCTTCCTGGACACTTGGGTTCTTGGCTCGGCGGCGGTTCTCCCTGGCTACGTTACACCTTCGACAAAGGAGTCTCATGTTCGACTCCTCGTTATTGTGCTCATCGCCGTCTATGTGGTCGATGTCGAGTCCATTTCGTGTAGTCGGGATTTCGCCGCATTCTCGGCAGACCTCGCCGTCTCTGAGTACCAGGAACCGATAAGCCCAGTATCGTGTCTGAGTCGCCCAGCGTCTAGGCATTACTCACCCCCTCGCTTATCTTGGAATATGGCCTCGGCTTCCTCAAGGGCTTCTTCCTTGAATAGCTCGCCCTGGGCTGCAGCGTGCGCGAGCTTAAGCGGCGTGAACTGATGATGCTTGGCTGTGATGTCGTTCAGATTGAGGGCTGCATACTTCTGAGTCGTCTGGATATCGGCATGCCCCATCAGCTCCTGAAGGGAGCGAAGGTCACCGCCAGCAATGAGGTAATTTTTGCCGAAGGCGTGGCGGATGCGGTGCCCGCCCAGCTTAGGGCCTGCGATTCCTGCCTTCTTCATGTGTTGAGCAACAATAAGATAGATACCGAAGCGTGACATATGCCCTTGTTTCCCATGAAAGACGAACTCATCAGGGCTCTGTGAGGCGACAACGGCAAGAAGTCTGAGCGTCTCCTCGCTGATAGGCACTTCACGCTGTCCACACTTCCCGGTGACTAGCACGGTCTGGCGTTTTATGTCTTGCTTGCGGAGGTTGACTACTTCGGAGGTACGGAGGCCAGTGTCAATCAACAGGGTTAGGACTAGTTTGTCTCGTGGGGTGGAAGCAGAAGCGAGTAGAAGCATAAGCTCGTGAGCTTGCAGGGTGGCCATGACTTTCTTGGGGTGTCGTGGGGGTCGAACATCGGCCATGGGGTTCGGGGTCTTGTGGCGTTTGCTGATGAATACGTAGAAGGCGTGAATCACTCTAAAATAGGCGATGCGGGTCATCGCTGAGCCTGTGATGCTTGCTAGAAACGCCTCGATGGGGGCGGGTCCGTCCGGCAGTTCGGGGCAAGAGGTCGCAAAGCGGGTGAGCTGCTGCCGATACGATGAAAGGGTGATAGGACTGAGGCTTCGAGATTCGCACGAAAGCAGGAACTCTAAGGCGGCGTCCTTAGTCCTCACTTGGGGGCCTCCTCAGATATTCC